TGAGCAATGGCGCACCAAACGCAGTAAAGAAGCCAAATGCATGTGGTTCAAATCCTGGTTGATTGTAGATTTGTGCAGTCTTCTTCCATGCGTCGTAGTCACCTACAGGCTTTAGCCATTCTGATAATGACCCAGTAGCTGTGGATGGGGGGCTGTATGATACCTTGCCTGCTGATACTTCTTGCTCTCCGATAATAAACTTGCTGTCTTTGTCAGCCCAGCCGAATTGTGTGCGCATTATTTCTACCTCTGTTGAATGTTGTAAGTTCTTAGCCGACGATATGATATATGACATGATCGACTCCATTTGTTTCTTAGGCCCGTAAACCCCGTGGTATCCCAACGTATCCCGTAGCTTGTCAGTGGACATTACATCCGTTGCTGGCATGGAGAACTCCCGCATACCGTCTTTAGGTAAATGCAAACGCATCCAAATGGACTCACCCTTAGCTGGATCATGCAAGCGTTTAACAATATACAGGTCGTGCTCGTAAATGTTTACTGCATCTTTGCCACCGTCGTCGTCCCTGACCTCAATATAAACCCCACCATTTTTGCCCCTGAAATAGGGGAAAGGATACGATGGTATAACGAACGTCTCCACTTCACCAGTCTTCTTCTCATCAACGACTTGGTTATCTTCGGCAACAGCAATTTCGGATCCGAGTTGTATCGGCGAAGTAATCTTACCTCGACTCGGACATTCATTACAGCCTTGAGGGTTGAGCTTGGCAAAGGTTTCACACGTGTACGGCCCTTTTGTTTGATTGGCTTTTCGCTCAGTTGTGGTGGGGTCGTACTCCGGATGGTTACTTGATAGTTTGTGTATCGCTTCATCTTTGTCTACGCAGTGCGCTGCTATTGACAGCCCTGCTCTCCATAATGGTTCCTCGATTGTGTCTTGATTTACTGCAATATTCTCAAGCTGGGCACATCCTTTACCATTCATTGTCTTAATCATGATGGTTTTGAATCGGCTTATCTTGTTGCCCATCAACGCTTGGGTCATCTCATTAAGCTGACGTGGCATCCAGTCAGGTGCTATTAGCGTACCCAGTACTTGCTTGAGCTCCTCGTAAACCAACGGCTCTTGCATCTTCAGTATTTCTACTGGCAGCGGAGGTTCATCTTTAAAGTTAAGCGTCTCAGGTACACGCAGAATAGATGCGTTGTCGGCAGTGCGGGATGGGTCGCCTAAGAATGCGTGCTCTTCACATAATGCTTTTAAACGCTCAGCTACAGGTTTCCACTCAGCACGGCTAATGGTTCGGTCTAATAACCAGTAAGCATGAATACCACGACCAGAATTAACCACGCATGGCAATGGCATTCTGATAGCTTTGCAGAACTTCTTGAGTTCAGCTAGTCCTGTGGGTTGGTCTACGTAACCTTTACCCGTAGCAGCTTTATCAATGCCGCAGTCAATATCTAACCAAAATGACTTAATTAAGTCACCGTTCTTTTGTATACGACCTTGTGTTGGGTCTACATACTTAGCGCAAGCAAAATACACATCGTACTTAGCCTGTAAGAGCTCATCAATCTTTGTAGTTACATCTGCCAACGTTTGGTGAAACGTTTGTTTTGGTCGAGCTTCGCCCTGCACTAAGCCGACTATGCAGTAATACCCTTCCCCCTCGGGTGGGAGCACCGATTGTAATAAGTCAATAGTAGCCACGTTAGCCTTTAAGTAGCTGTTTTATTTTTTCGGCTTTATCTTTATGTGGTGTTGAGGCTCCAGTAAACCACTGATACACCGTCATCCTTGACACAGAAAAATACTCTGCAATCTCGGTGACGGGTATATCTTTGGCAATACTATATTTACCAAGCCGGACCCCAATATGCTTAGGATCAGCGGCTTGGATAGCTTCAACAAGACGAAAGCTATAACCCCTTAAACTCATGCTTCGTCGTCAGTAGACCAGTCGCCGAGTACTGCCTTAAGATCAGGCTTGGCTTTAGGGTCAGCTTTCTTTTCAGCACGTTTAGTTGGTTCAGCTACTTCTGCTTCAACTACAGCTTTAGCTACTGGCTCTGCTGCTGGGGCTGCTAGCTTTTTAATACCATCGGCTTGAGCGACAGTCATGGTAATTGCATTCTTAGCAGCGGCAGTATCACCTTGCTTGACCGACAATTCCCACTCATGCTTCTCAAGGAAACGAACTGGACGGAAGAACAACTTACCAACTGTTGAGTCCTCGTCAAAGCGCATCTCAGTAACCAAGCTATTTAAGTTATAGCCTTGTGTGCCAACGTACTTAGCGTACTGGTTGAATGGCATATGGTCGAGGTCGCCGGGGTGTTTCATGTCATAGAACACCGACTTAGATTGCAATGTCATTTGATATACATCACCTTCCAAATCAGAAGCTAGTGCTACTGCAATACGGCGGTTCTTACGACAGGCTTTGGTTTCGCCTTGACCTGAGCCAGCGATGTCCTGTGGGCATCCGATACATGAATGCGACTGTGGCTCTTTAACTGTTGAGTCAGGCTTCTCACCGTCGTTAGACCAGCAATCAGGCGGAGCAGCATCCGCTTTGGGATCCCATGCCTTAGCATAGAACGTACGGGAAATATGCTTAGATGCGTTAACAATAACAACTTCGAGTTTGTCGGTATTGGTCTTGGAAATCTCCGCACCATTTACTTTTAACAGGAACTTATTATTACCAAGCGCAATACGCTTAGTTGCATTATTGCCACCTGACAGGGCTTTGGTTACATCATCGAGTTGAACTTCTTTGAGGTAATCAGGTAGTTGGTTGTTGAACATTGCGACGTTACTCATTTGCTTCTCCTTACGGTAATTGCGTATGCGCTATCCACATTTAAGCCAGCGGGATGCAAGTCTGGATTCTCCTCCAAAAACTGCTTCATATTGGATTGTTGAATTCTTCGTTCTAGTAACTGAGGGGCGTTATGCTCAAACATAAACTCGTAAAAGCGCTCCCAGTCATTAGTTGTATATCGGTTCTTTACTGTGCGAATGGCAGTGCCATGCTCAGTCTTGATGCTTGTAGCATTAGTAGCTTTGCACAGCTCAAGAATTTCTTGTTCTATTAAACTAAGTTGTTCCTGTAGCTCAGCTTCTTTAGCCTCAGCTTCTTTACGGATTTTGTCACGTGCATCTCTGATTTTGATGTAGACCGAGACTAACTTGTCTACGTCGGCGACGGGTTGTGCTACCACTTCGGTATCGGTTGTCATACATTTTCCTTTAAATAAAACGCAGGTCTATGCCTGTTGATTAATACTACGACTACATATTGACTGTGTCAAGTACTTTCTTTAACTTCTTGCTTGTACAAGTCAATTATTTTTGTGTGTACATCCAACTTATTTTGCAGTAATTGATACAGCCTTGTCTCTACGGGACTACCCTTAATGTGCACAATGGTCATAGCGTTCTTCTGCCCCTGACGGTCAATACGTGCATTGGCTTGCAGGTAAGTCTCTATAGATGTCACTGGAGAGTACCAAATGATAGTATCTGCAGCCGTTAGTGTGACACCGTGTGATGCTGCTTGAGGCTGGATGATAAGTACTTGTGGGTTAGTTTGTTCTTGGAACTGCTTAAATATTTCAGTCCGCTTGTTTACTGGGACGGCTCCGTTGATGATTTCGCAGGCAATACCTTCCCCTCTCAAATGCAATCTGAGCAACTCTATTGTATGCGTGAACGGAACAAACACAAGCACCTTATGGCTAGCTTCCTCAATTACTTCAGAAATAACACGAAGGCGATTGCTAACATCAAACTCAACGACAGAGCCAGTGTCGGTATAAACAGCACCACCACTGATTTGTAGTAACTTATTGAGGTTAACCGCAGCGTTGACTGTACTAACCTCTTCTCCCGCAGCCACCATGAGCATGTCTTTCTTGAGGAGCTTGTAGTACTTTTCTTGTTGGGCTGTGAGGGGGGCGTCTCTGAATACATGTGTCACCTCTGGTAGGTCAAGGCAATCTTTCTTTTCATAGCGGATTGCGGGTTGGAGAGCAGTAAATACTGTTTGGTTGGCATCAGGTCTAGGTAGCCACTTGAACTTAGTCATTTGTACCATAGTCTGGTCACGAAAAGACCCAAAGAATCTAGGCACATTGTCGGGCACGCACAGCTTAGCCAAGCCAAAAGCATCGGTTGGTGTTTGAGCAGCAGGTGTGCCAGTCATCATCCATAGCCATGTGCGGGGTGTCAATATGTGGTTCAGGGTTTTCCAGCGCTTGGTGGTATTAGTTTTGTAGGCATTAGCCTCGTCAACGATGATGAGGTCAAAGTTATTGCGTGCTATGTCATTAGCAACGATCTCAACACCGTCGTAATTAATCACAACAAACTGTGCATCACTATCAATTACTGCCTTACGCTTGGTGCGGTCGCCGTAAGCTACACCGACTTTGCGGTGCATTACAAACTTAAACAGGTCAGCTTGCCATGCGGACTGCATGATAGACAGGGGGCAGATGATGAGCACCCGATTAATTTTATTTTGCTCCATGAGGTAGTCTGCTGCCCATATAGCCGATGCAGTCTTACCAGTACCTTGCTCGTTAAAGCAGAACGCCCTCTTGTTTAGCGTCAGGAAGTTAGCGGTATCCCGCTGGTGTGCCATAGGCTTGAACAGGCCGGGCCACTTGTAGTTTTTCTGAATGGGTGAGGGGACACCCTTAACCTTTAACTTAGTTAGCGCTTGCGCTTCTTCTAAACCCCAATGTACAGCGACCTTGTATAAGTCGCCGTTGGCCTCAATTAACTGGCTCTTAGGTATGCACTCTGTTACTAGATGCGGTCGCCGAGTGGTTACTACAAGTGCTTTGTTATTTAGTATTTCCATTTTTAGGTTTATTGGTCTTTAGGCTATGGTCGGCGTTACGGGCGAAGGATCTATTTGCGGAGGCGGATTTAACAGTTAAATTACTACGGGTGGTTGTGCCACCTTTAGACAACGGCTTCTTATGGTCAACATCTTTACCATCGCCTTTGTGTACAACACCTTCACGTTCAAGCATGCGGCGAGCTTTGTTACGCTGCGCACGTTTCTTCTTAACCGCAGGAGTGCCGTCGTAGTTCTCATATTCTTTCTTGTATGGTCTTGGCTTGTTCACATAAGGCATATTTGTCCTCTTCTTTCCTGTAAAAATAGACGGTTCCGTCCCCTAATACTATGTATTTTGGCATGTTTTCAGGGTCAGCTCCAGTCAATTCTTTGAGGAGCTTGTCCATATTTTCTTCGGTTTCGACCCAGCCAGCAAAAGGAATAGGTTCTCTCATTGCACGTACCAATCATCAAAACGGGATAGGTTGGGAAACTTTCTTGTGTACCCTTTGGACGTGAGCAGATCGTATATCTTTTCACGCATGGGGGTGTAGTTGTGTTCGCAGGTAATGATCCGGAACTGGTAGGCATCAAAATCAAAAGCGCTTAGTATCTCAAACTCACTGCCCTCGGTGTCAATCGAAAGGTAGTCAATGACCCTAGGCGCATCGTACTTTTTCAGCAGATCAAGCAAGGATATGGTATTTACAAGGTATTTGGTACCACTGGTTCGTGTTGTAGCATGCTCATCTACACTTGAAAACGTATCTATGGTGGATAGTTCAGCCGCATTTACCTCGTTAAATTCCAGTACCTCACCTGATTTACTCCATACGCAGTCATAGTTAATGTGGCAATTACGGTTCTTAGCCAAGTCTTCTGACCATGTCTTGGCAGGTTCAGCCAGTATGCCAGTCCAGCCAAACTTAGTCTCAAGCAGGTACGTATTGCTAAGATCAACGCCGTTAGTAGCGCCGAACTCCACAAAGTACCCGCCTGTTTTGCAGTCTAATTCGCTCAGTACAAAGATGTCTTGCTTGAGCTGTGCCTTAGAGCTGCTTTCCATGATGTCCGCCTGTTCTTGCGTAAACATTACTCTTTCCTTGGTAACTTACCGCTAAAGGTGTATGTGCCGGTGTGTCCAAAGCTAGCCCATGGTGCGGCGTATACCTTGAACCCTGCTTCCCGTGCGATTTTGCAGAAGTGGTAGTCCTCGGACAGCAGGCGATTACTCTCTTCATCAATGCTGGTAGCAAAGTATTCTTTAATAACCTTTACCTTACGCACCACATCAACTGCATGGTACATATCGTTGGTATAGCTTGGCACCTTGTCTGCTAGGGCTTCAAACACATGGCGTTTGATAAGCATAAAGCCTGTACCGCCGTTGGCAATCTCCATAGCATCATTTATTTTGCCGGTGGTAGTCGCAGTCCCATGGGGTAGGTTAACTACAAAGGCGCCTGTGAAGTTACCTAACTGGTCGGGTGGTACGCCACGTTTAACCGCTTCCGATACATCAACCCAGTTAATCTCTTTCTTGGGGTATATGCCGCAGATAATATCTTTGTCGGCCTTGACCATGAGGGGGATGTCGTTTGGATTAAAACTAATGTCAGCGTCAATAAACATCAGGTGGGTAGCATCCGTCTCCAAGAAGTCATATGCCATGCTGTTACGGGCGCGGGTAATCAGACTCTCGTTCATCATAAAGCTGAAGTACATCTGTATTTGATTGGCGCCGCAAACCCCAACGAGCTGCATGATGCCAGAGGTGTACATGCCAGTACACATACCGCCGTACATCGGCGTAGCTACAAACAGTTTAGTTTGTGTTGTTGGTGCTACTGTAATTGCATCGCTCATTTATTTCTCCATGGTAAGTTGACATACGCTTTTTTCATTAATGCATTTCCTTCTTCAAACATCTTCATCAGGCGTTCCGGCGCACGGTAATTAACTGTGGCTTCTCCGGTGCAGCCGAAGCTAGGCAACGCTTTTGCGACTGCTTTGTAAAACGGTCTGTCTGCACC